TGCAAACTAAACTAGACGAAACTATTACACAAAGCATTGAGCTTGTTAGGGAATTGGATGCTCTTAAAGCAGCTTCAATCCTTGACGAGCAAACAAAAGATCTTGCCGCAACTGAGGCTGAAAAGCTGAAGAAATTGGTTGAAGGTGTAGACTTTGATTCTGAGGATCTGTATCGTGAGAAAGTATCGGTTATCAAGGAAAATTATTTCCCCAAGACCCCTAAGCAATCTCCAGAGAAGATGCTCGTCGAAGAAAGTGGCACTAATCCTGCTGCCTTCATTGATAATAACAGCATGATGTCTAGATACGTTGATACTCTCTCAAGATCTATCAAAACACGTTAAATTATAAATATATAACATTTCCCAACAAAAGGAGAACAGGTAATGTACCTATCAGAAAATATTCAAAAGAAGTGGGGTGCCATTCTTGAGCACGCTGATCTTCCTGAGATCAAAGACAATTACAAGAAGACTGTTACAGCCATTCTTCTAGAGAATCAAGAGAAAGCTCTTCATGAAGAGCGTTCAATGCTGAACGAGTTAGCACCCTCCAATAGCATTGGTGACGGTACTGCTGGTGTTGCTAAGTACGATCCGATCTTGATCGGTCTTGTACGCCGTGCAATGCCTAACTTGATGGCTTATGACATCTGTGGCGTTCAGCCAATGACAGGCCCAACAGGCTTGATCTTCGCTATGCGTTCCGTATACGGTAACACACGTATTCAAGGTACAGAAACAGAAGCTTTGTTTAACGAAGCCGATACAGACTTCTCTTCTTCATCTTATACGTCTGCCTTGGCCAACTCTGGCACACCATTGAACGGTACTCACGCTGGAACTAATCCAGTTGATGGTGCTTATACAACTGGTAAAGGTATGACTACAGCACAAGCTGAAGCCTTGGGTGACAGTGCTACTAACGCCTTCGGTCAAATGGGCTTCTCAATTGACAAGACTACTGTGACTGCTCAGTCACGTGCTCTGAAAGCTGAATACACTCTTGAACTTGCTCAAGACTTGAAAGCTGTTCACGGTCTGGATGCTGAATCCGAATTGTCTAACATTCTTTCACAAGAAATTATGTTTGAAATTAACCGCGAAGTTGTTCGTACTATCTATACAGTTGCTAAAGCCGGTTCACCTGCTACTGCTACTGCCGGTACATTCAACCTAGACGTTGACTCAAACGGTCGTTGGTCTGTTGAGCGTTTCAAAGGCTTGTTGTTCAACATCGAGCGTGACGCTAACCACATTGGTCAAGATACTCGTCGCGGTAAAGCTAACTTTATTGTTTGCTCTGCTGACGTAGCATCCGCATTGGCCATGGCCGGTGTGTTGGATTATACTCCTGCATTGTCTACAAACTTGAACGTTGATGACACTGGTAACACATTCGCTGGTGTGTTGAATGGTCGTTAAAGTTTATGTTGATCCATATTCTGCCAACCTCGGTTCTGCTAACCAGTTCTACGTTGTTGGTTACAAAGGTACATCACCTTATGACGCAGGTATTTTCTACTGCCCTTACGTTCCATTGCAAATGGTTCGCGCAGTTGATCCTAACAGCTTCCAGCCAAAAATCGGCTTTAAGACACGTTACGGAATGGTTGCTAACCCCTATGTTACAACTTCTGCAGGCGGTGCTGCTGATGCATCCACCTTCACTGCGAACCGTAACCAATACTATCGTCGCACCAAGGTTACTAACTTGATGTAATCTAAAGCCGTCGATAAGAACGGATCCCGGAAACGGGTTAAAAAGGAGCCTAAACAGCTCCCTTTTTTTCGTTATAAATATTGTAAAGGAAACAATTAATGTTTACAGCCAATCTTTCAACAGTATTAAATGAAGTTAGTAGCATTACTACTACACCTGTTACTAACTTTCTTAGACCGAACGCTTTTAGGTTTTTAATTAAAAATTTACCAAGCGTAGCATTTACATGTCAGTCGGCTAATCTCCCATCGTTGACATTAGGGTTTACAACTCAGCCAACACCGTTTCTTGATATTCCGCATGTGGGAGACAAGAATTTATTTGGAGATTTTACAATTCGGTTTTTAATTACCGAAGATATGTCAAATTATATTGAATTATACGAATGGTTAGTTGCACTTGGCTTTCCAAACGACTATAATCAATATAGAAACTTCTCTGGTGAACGTTTAAATAGGTTTCCGTTTGTTAAAGACTCGAGAGGTGCACCGATTGCGGTTGCATACTCAGATGCAACTTTAACTATTTTGGATAGTAACAACGTACCGAAGACTAATATTAATTTTAAAGATGCTTTCCCAGTGGCAATAGAAGCTCTTGACTTTGATATAACCTCTTCCTCAGTTGAGTATTTCGTAGGTATCGCTTCTTTTAAATATAAACTATTTGATATTGAAGTATTATAATTCTTTTTTTGGAGCTAAATTATGGCAACTAAGCAAGTTCAACTTTCCGTTGATGAGATTCGTAAAAATAAATTCTTTATCGCTACACCATGCTATGGTGGTCAGCTAAATGAACCCTACTTTCGTTCAGTTATTAAGATGATGACATTCTTTAACGGTCATCAAATCCCTCTCGCTTTTGGTACTATTGCTAACGAGTCCTTAGTTACTCGTGCACGTAATGTATTAGTAGCATACTTTCTTGCATCTGATTATACCCATCTTATGTTTATCGATGCCGATATTGAATTTCAGACAGAAGATGTTTTGAAACTATACGCGCATAAGAAAGATGTAGTCGTAGGTGCATACCCTAAAAAAGGTGTTGCATGGGACCGAATTCGTAGTAACTTAACAGACCCTGCTAACAAAGATAAGCAAATAACTGATCGTGAGATTGCTGCTTTTGGTTCTGACTATGCTATTAACTTTAAGTTTGTTGATAAAGAGACCAAGACAATTGGTGTCGAGAACGGGTTGGTTAAATTACATGATGCAGGTACAGGCTTCATGATGATTAGCCGTGAAGCTATCCTTAAGATGATTAAAGCATATCCTGAACTTAAGTATAACAATGATGTTAACATCAACAATGCCGATCTGAAAGATCATTTCTATGCATTGTTTGATACGATGATCGACCCTATTGACCGTCGTTATCTGTCTGAAGACTATACGTTCTGCCGTCGTTGGCAAGAACTTGGTGGTGATGTTTGGCTTGACCCTTCTATCTCCTTAAACCATTACGGTCATTTCTGCTTCCAAGGCAACCCTGAGGCTATTATTAACTTTGGCCCTCCCCCTGAGGAAGAAAGAAAAGACATTGTTACTTTAGATCTACCTGAATAAAGTTACATTACCTATATTATGAAATTGAGTGAACTGACAGAGGAGTGGTCCAAGGACGCTCCTATTAATGAAACGAACCTAGGGCACGAAGCTGCCCGGGTCCCTATTCTACACTCCAAATATATTACTGTGATGTCTACCACCAAACTCCAGCTCCGTAAGGCGGAGTCAGAGTATCTTAACACCAGACGTATGAAGTACAAATACTTCAGGGGTGAAATGACTAAGCAGGAATTGGAAGATGAGGGCTGGTCTCAATACCAAGGTAATAAGCCATTGAAGAACGAAATGGATGAATTACTTGAATGTGATAATAAGTTGATTGAGTTGCAAGATAAGATAGAATATTTTAAAACTACTATCTATACGCTAGAGCAAATAATCAGATCACTTAACTCTCGTACCTGGGATATTAAATCAAGTATTGAGTGGGCTAAGTTTACTAACGGTATGATGTAATGGCCGATATAGCAATCAAAAAGAAAAATGAAGTATACTTAACAGTACAATCAGATCCTTCTATTGCGCAGGAACTAGTAGACCACTTTTCTTTTGATGCCCCTGGGGCTAAGTTTCACCCACTCTTTCGTAATAAAATATGGGATGGTAAGATCAGACTCTTCTCTATGTTTACGAAAGAGTTATATGTTGGTCTTAAAAGTTATTTGGAGCATTTTGCCGAGGTTAATCAATACACAATTGATTATAGCGAGTATATTGATCAAGCTGATTCCGTAACATTAGAACTTGTAAGAGATTTTATTAATGAACTTAACCTATCATTGCCCGGTGGCGAATCCATCAGAGATTATCAACTCGATGCGGTTTATAGAGCAATTACCGATGGAAGACGTCTTCTTCTCTCCCCAACTGGTTCCGGTAAGTCTCTCATCATATACTGTTTACTCCGTTGGAATGAAAAGTTTGGAAGACGTCAAATTATCCTGGTCCCTACGACCTCTTTGGTCGAGCAAATGTACACAGATTTCCAATCTTACTCTCAAAACAACGGATGGAAAGTATCAGAAAATTGTTCACGCATATATGCAGGCCATTCTAAAGAGAACCTCTTTCCAATAGTTATATCTACTTGGCAATCGGTTTACGAATTACCTAAGAAGTTCTTTGAGAACTATCAGGTAGTATATGGAGATGAAGCGCATACTTTTAAAGCTAAGTCTTTAACTGGTATTATGCATAAGATGGTTAATACACCTTATCGTATTGGTACTACCGGGACTTTAGATGGTACGAAGACGCATAGGTTAGTATTAGAAGGACTATTTGGTTCAGTATACAAGGTAACGTCTACCAAGCAATTGATGGATAACGATCAATTAGCTGAACTAATAATATTTGGTCTGATACTTCAGTACCCCGATGATGTAAAGAAGGCTTGTAAAGATAACAAGTATCCCGATGAGATGGACTTCCTTTGCGGGTACGAGCCTAGAAATAAATTTATTCGTAATCTTGCTCTTAAACAGACTGGTAACTCTCTAGTACTATTTCAGTATGTAGAGAAGCATGGGCAAATACTTTTTGATATGATTAAGGCTAAGGCCGGTGATAGAAAAGTATTCTTTGTATTCGGTGGTACTGAGACTGCCGATAGAGAAGACATCAGACGCATTACTGAACTAGAGAATGATGCTATTATTGTTGCATCCTACGGTACGTTTTCTACAGGTATAAATATTAGGAACCTTCACAATATTATATTTGCATCTCCTACGAAGTCTAAGATTAGAAACTTACAATCAGTAGGTAGAGGTTTACGAAAAGGTGATGCAAAGACACATTGTAATCTATATGATATTGGCGATGATCTTACTTGGAAAGCAAGAAAGAACTATACATTATTACATATGATCGAAAGAATTAAGACCTATAATGATGAGCACTTTGACTACAAATTAGTAAAGGTACCTCTATAATGTACTGTAAGTTTTTAAAATTAACCAGTGGAGAGAATTTAATTGTCTCTACTGAAGATGAATGTATAGATCTGGCTGATAAGAAATATATTGAAGTTTCTGAACCAGTAGAAATTCACTCAATGAAGATGCCCTATGCCGGGGGTGTTATAGAGTCATATATGATGCAGCCATGGCTTAAGATGTCTGCAAAAGAAGTTTTAAGAATTCCTGCACGCAACGTTGTAATTGTAACTAACGTGCTAGAGAGAGCAGAAGCTCAATATAAGCAATTTATTATTGAGTATGAAAATTCAGCAATGGCTACAGAAGAAGATATTGAACAAGCACTCTCGGGTGATGACGATAACGGTGAAATTGAAATATCCGAGGAGGATGAAAATGATAGTAGGTCAAGTAGTGGAGCACATACCCTCCACTAAAAAAGCCCCCGCCCATTACGTCGATAATAAGAAGTTCTTTGAAGCTTTAGTTGAGTATCGTAAAAAGGTTTTAGAGGCAAAAGAAGGCAATCTAGAGAAACCTAGAGTTACAGAATACATTGGTGAGTGCTTTCTCAAGATAGCAACCCATCTATCGTATAAAGCTAACTTTATTAATTATACGTTTAAAGACGATATGGTCTCTGATGGGATTGAGAACTGCTTGACTGCTGTAGAGAAGTTTGACCCTAATAGGGGTATGAATCCTTTCGCATACTTTACTCAAATTACTTTCTTTGCGTTCGTAAGACGTATACAGAAAGAAAAGAAACAACAAGCCACCAAATACAAGTTACTTGAAAACATCGATATTGATATGCTGATAGCACATTCTGACGGTAATGAAGAATTTGCGAATTCTATTGTAGAAATGATGCGAAAGCAGGTAGATAACATCGATATTGATAAGAGAACGGTAAAAAAACCTAAGAAAAAAGCCGTTTCTGACGAAGGAACGCTTGACGTTGAATAAGGTATAGCCTATAATAGGTATATGCCTGTTAAAGTATACTATTATATTAAAGATAAAGAAGGTTTTGCCTCTGAGGATAAGACCTATGAGAGTACTCCTGAAGATGAGGATGGACTTTTCCTGTGGCAGCATATTAATAAAGCTCGCAAGCAGGCCGGGGTCCCCCGTGAACGTTTCTTTATAATTAATACTTCCTGTTCCCCCCGTAAGAAGCCGACTTGGATTAATCCTGATTGGCCTCCTGCTCCCTTTCCTAAGCTAAAAAAAGCTAGGTTGGCTTTCGGTAGATATGTTATCGAGAAACCACCAGAACCAGTTGATCCTGATTATGACTAGCCTATATAATGGATCGTGCCCTTCCACGTACAACTAGGAGAATCTAATGATTCAATTTGACTTTGATCTGCTTCCAGATCCCGACCGCCACCGTAAGATTAGCTTTGTAAAAAGCGGTCTACGTATTCTAGCTGGCATTGCTCTCATTTACGGTAGCCTTATTACTACAGGTATCCTCTTAATCGTTGCTGAAATTCTCGGCATTGCAGAGGAGCTCGTCTAATGGCTAAACTTAAAGTAGCAGAACTATTCTACTCCATCCAAGGCGAAGGCCGATATATGGGTGTACCTTCGGTATTCCTTCGTACATTCGGCTGTAACTTTACCTGTAGTGGCTTTGGTATGCCTAAAGGCGAGTACAGTAAAGAGGTTGACTATGTTGCGGCAGAAGTTGGTAAGTATTTTTCATATAAGAATCTCCCGCTGGTTAGTACTGGTTGTGATTCATACGCTAGCTGGGATCCTCGTTTTAAGCATCTATCTCCCGTTCTTGATACTGACTCGGTTGCCGAAGCTGTTGTGGATTCTTTACCGTACAAAGAATGGAAAGAAGAACATTTAGTAATTACCGGTGGCGAACCTTTATTAGGTTGGCAGAGAGCGTACCCTGACTTACTCAATCATCCTAAGATGAAAGCATTAAAGGAGATTACTTTTGAGACCAATGGTACTCAGGATCTTTCTAAAGAGTTTAAAGACTATCTTGAAAGATGGGGCTGGGGTCATCCTGGTAACTTCGATCGTCAGATAACGTTCTCTGTATCGCCTAAGCTATCGGTATCAGGTGAAAAGTGGGACGATGCTATCAAGCCAGAAATAGTTGCTGACTACGGTATGGTGGGCTATGTCTATTTGAAGTTTGTAGTTGCATCTCAAGAGGATGCCGATGAAGCAGAAAAAGCAGTAGAAGCATATCGTGCATCTGGCTTTAGAGGACCGGTATACTTGATGCCTGTTGGTGGTGTTGAGTCGGTATATCATATGAACAACCGGGCTGTGGCAGAACTTGCCATGAAGAAGGGGTATCGTTATAGCGATCGCCTTCAAGTGCCTTTATTTAAAAACGAATGGGGAACCTAAAATGTCATTGCAAGTTGGAAAAACAGATGCCGAACTCGGCTATAAAGTAGAAGAGTATTTAATCTCTAAAGGTGTTCATACGCCTATTGTATTGGATAGACTTGGGGTTAAGGACGAGCGTAAGATTGCTAAGATCGAGAAGAACTTTGCTGTCATTATGGAGACGTTGGGTCTTGACTTGACCGATGACTCGTTGATGGATACTCCTAAGCGTGTAGCTAAGATGTTTGTACGAGAGATCTTCTGGGGCTTGAAGCCAGAGAACTTTCCTAAGTGTACCGTTATCGATAATAAGATGGGGTACGATGAGATGGTAGTTGAGAAAGATATTACTATGATGTCTAACTGCGAGCATCACTTTGTTACTATCGATGGTAAGGCACATATTGGTTATATTCCTAAAGGTAAGGTACTTGGTCTATCTAAGTTAAATCGTATTGTAGAATACTTTGCCCGTCGCCCTCAGGTACAGGAACGTATTGCCGAACAGGTATACCATGCATTGTGCTTTATTCTTGGTACTGAAGATGTTGCCGTAGTGATTGAAGGTACTCATTACTGCGTTAAGTCGAGAGGTGTAGAGGATCATTCCTCATCTACCCTTACAGCCAAGCTTGGTGGTTGCTTTAAGAGTGAGCCCGATTGCCGAGCTGAATTTATGTCTTTAATTAAGAGGTAATTTATGACTTGGTATGCAAACTCCGAAGGTCGCTATGGTGCTAATGGTGCCAAGGGCGATCTTGGTGAAGCAATTGTAGAAGAGTATTGCAAGACTAATAATATTTTATTCGAAGATAAGAACGATATTAATAGTCAAGTAAAGCTTAAAATTGATTGTATCATTGATGGGATTGCTGTTGACGTTAAGTCCAATTACTATATGGGTACCCTTTGTGTAGAATTGTTTAATAATAGAAAACAGAAGGCAGGGTGGTTATATACCACAATGGCTAAACAAATTTACGGGGTAGATGTGGATACTAAATCTATTTACCGTTATAATATAGAAGATATGAT